ACACGAAGATCAACGAGACTGCCTTCTGGCAAACTCCAGATTTCGAGAGGCAAATAGCCAAGAGCATGCAGATCACGAATGTGTGCATCACCAATCTGATTAACTCCAAGATATGCAAGCAAGCGGCGAGCATATTTTGCTGTTACCTCATCCAATGGTCGCTCAAAGAAATTGCGATTCCAATCTTCAATCAAATAGCGCTTGATGAAATATTGCAAGCCAAAGAGTACGACCTTATCTTGACCCGCTACACGAGAGCCCCGCGCAGTAAGGTTACTAAAGACAAGTGTGCTGTTGCTTGGATATTGACGGCGATGGTCGACTTTATAGCCGTCGACAAGTAGCGGTGCTAGTGTATTATTCATTTTTGTTGAGTTTGATATTTAGTGAAAAGTTTAGGAGAGTGACTTAGTGCTGTTATGCTGTTCGAGTATATCGATAAACATCAAGAGTTGCACCATGTTTTGGAGCAATATTTTGATAGGCATGAGAACCGAAGTGGAAACGTGCTGCCATCAGAGATTTCGCCCGTTCGCGATAAATCATAGCATTTGGATTGTTCTGGCCGAGACGAGCACGAACCTCGATTTTTAAAAACTTTGGCTTATATGAAGGATCCTGTAGAGCTAAGAGTCTCTGCGCAGCATTATGCCGACGATTTTGTTGTCGAATTTCTACAATTTGAGCGAGGCCTTTTGCGTCATTTTGAACGCTAAAGAGATAGGCGCCAGTGCGATTAGTGTGAATTGTTTTCATAATATGTTAGAGGTTGCTTACAGAGAAATAATACCACAAATCACGCGATTTGTACACCTAAAAATGCATATTTTTTCACTTTTTTTAGGGGGCCCTGGGCTAGGCAGGGATCATTAAGCTTACTTGATGATGATATTGTATCAGAGTTCCATATTATCAACTGCAGCGTGCAATTCGTCTCTCATCTCTCTAATGATTGCTGCTCTCATCTTAGCGTTGTCGGCTTTAGCAAGCAGTTGTCCAGCGAGGAATGCAGCGTGCAGAGCCTTCTCAGAGTAGTAAACACAATCTTCATGCTCACCTTTGATACTATTCGGCATCACATATTCGTGTCCTTGCTCTTCCATCAGACGACCTACGTAATAGGTCATATGAATGTCGTTCTGAGTCTTCTTATAATTGGCAAGAGGGTTGCCATAGCGAGCCCAAAGATTGTCTGTGATGTTTCTGATGATTTGTAAGATGTCGGTCATAATATTATTGTATTAGAGTTCCTTTAGTAAGCGGTAGCATTGGCGAAGTATTTGCCATCGGCGTTCTTTTGAACATCCCAATAGACTCGACGATTGCCGCATGTGCAACGACGATCAAAGCCGTCCCAGCCACTGCACTCAATTTGACCCTCCTCAAGCCACTCATTGCAATTCATACCATCAAATTTGACATCGCCATTCTCTTGGGCATAGTCTTCGGCAGCTTTGATTGCTTCTTCAGGTGTGTTGAATGTGTCGTACCAATAGTTGTTGTTCATAATATTATTGTATTGTAGTTCCCAGGTTTAGCTGCTTTAAGAGCTTTGAGTGCTTTGAGTGCAGCAGCGTTATCATTGAAGGTGCCAACTGGAGTTACAAAGCCTCCGAAGTTTTCAAGCACCTCGTTGCGTACAACATAGTGAGTTACCTGACCATCACGGACACGAAAGCCAATCCAGCGAGCTTGGTACACGCCATCCTTTTTAGTCTTAGCTTTCTCTTGAATGAAGAGACGATTGGCTTGGTTGAGCTGGCCGTAGAAAATGACTTCTTTCATGCTGGTAATACGGTTGCTGTTCCTAATTCCGTGTCGAACTCAATAAAGATATACTCGCTGTATTTAATCCATTTTTCTAGCTGTTCATTAATCTTCTTGTATCGCGATTCAATCAATGATTCCGATTCGTCATCATCCAATCCTTCCATTTCTAGGACTTGGTTTTCTGCCGCTTCACGTATCATTTCGCATACGCCGTCAGGGTCTTTTAGTGTTAGTTTTAGTTTCATGCTGTGGTGTTGCTTACAAGGATATTCTACCACAAAACGAGCAAAAAGTACACAACTTTTTTCAAAAAAGTGCGTTTTTTCTCACTTTTTATAGCCCAATTGGCCAAATCGTGAGATTCTTGAGACCATCCTGAGAGATTTTGCGGCTATTCGTGATGTAAACACCATCAAACTCGCCGCACATCTTGACTACTCCCTTAAGGCAATCAGCATGCGAGACGCTCAAATAGACTCTTTTTGCGCCGACCTCTTCGAGCTTAGAGTTGAGTCCAATAAAGGTGCCGCCCATGCTCACAATGTCATCAAAGATTATGCAGTTATATTCGCTGAGGTTGCGATCATCAGCATGAACTTTAAAGCTTTGCAATTCACCTGTAGCAAGATCACGAACTTTCTCGCAATTGACTACGTCAAAATTATGAAATGTCGCAAACGTTGCTTTAAGATGTTTGACAATCTTTTCAATGCGTTTGCCTGCTCCAGCGTCTGGACAGATAATCATAAAGCTATTCACTCCAGTTTTTTGATAGATGTCAGCTACAGCCTTTTCGGCATAGACAAGATCGTCAAGAAGCTCAACATTATTGATGAGTGCTGGAGTAACATCGCTATGAGGAGTTAGGATATACACAGCATCAAAATTGCAACGATTAATCATATCAGCATAGACTTTGACTGTCAAGCTTTCGCCTTCATTGCAAACACGATCTTGACGTGCGCCAGGAAAATAAGGCAAAACGAGACTAATGTTTTTGAATCCAAGACGACGAGCTGCATCAGATGCAATTACAACTCTGAAAAAGTCTTCGACATTATCTGCGCGTTGTGTAATAAACAACTGAGCATTAGGATCTTGAGTTGCATCAGCTAGATGGTCAGTGAATCTCAAATATGGCTCACCGCCTAGAAAGGTGCTTTGCTTGATCGCAAGATGAAACTTTTCATCTGAATTCACCGGTGCGAAGTCAGGGTCGAGGTTAGCGATAAAAATTTGCGTTGTACTAACGGCCCACTTTAGATGTAATTGTTTTTTCATATTAATTTTTATTGAAGTTTGTTTTAAGTCCACATATAGCCACTATATTTGACTATTGTTTCCATTGTTTGTTGATCAAGTTCTTCGATTTCTGTGATGAGAGTTATACAGATTCGTAAATCATTATTATGATTAAGATCTGCTTGAAGTTTTGGCCGAGTCTCCTTAATGTAAAGATATGCATCATATAGAGGTTGTCTCCAAGCGATGCGCGCATCTATTTCTTCAAGAGTCATAAAATTGCTCTGTAATTCAACACTATAATATTCACGGTCTCGGCCAATTTTTAAATCATCTTCGTCTTCGACATAGCGTACAAGAGCCTCAAAAAGCACGCGACGAATAATTTCATCTTTGTCGTGATATGTTCGAGGCAGGACCGCAGCCGCCCAAGCATTATCACCGAATAGCCACTTTAGTAAATGTTTTTGTAAAAAGTTCATTGTCAATTGTATTTGCAACAGCTGTTAACTGTACATGATTTGGTATATTTGTTGCAAGGAATTCTCGATCGAGAAAATCAATATTTTTCCAAATCTCCCGCCTAAATTTTGTTTGAAAACCACAGTCTTCTTCCATTGCATGCCAGTAATCATCATCAAGTTTAGTGGCAATGCAGATCATAACATATGTGGCTCTGAGCCAAAAACTACGTTGCTGCTATATCTCTCAGCGTTATAAACAAAGTTCATAATATTGCCCCATGGACTTACTTCAGTATCTTCGCATTCAGTCTCAGAAACTAAGACCCAACCATATTTTGGATCAGTATAGACCCACGCTTGTTCTTCCATAATTAGTTTAATAATTTTTGAAAACTCCAGTGCTTTCTTGATATTTGAATCCTTTACGATATTCCTCGATCTCTTCAGAGGTCAAGTTCTCAACCTTTTCTCCGACATATGTGCCAGCTGGGTACCAGTGTGGTTCAAAAGCTCGGCGATAATAGGCATCGGCCGATCCGCGATCAAAGAGTGAGCCGTTTTTGTTGCGATCAAATTGTGGTGGGAAGAAGTCTTTCATAATGTGGTGTTGCTTACAGGGAAATAGTACCACAAATCACGCAATTTGTACACCTAAAAATGCATATTTTTTCACTTTTTTTCAAAAAATAAGGGGCCCCAGCAGGACCCCCTAAGTTTTTTATGGGCCCCCGGCCCTTAGTTTTTTGCCTTTTGTGCTCTTTTTTTGGTTTTTGCAGGCTCGGCCGCAGCAGCAGCAGCAGCAGCTTCGACCGCAGCAGCCTCTACCTCAAGCAATGCATTTCGGGCATTTAGTCTTTCAATGACTACATTGCAATCCATCCAAATATCTTTGTCATCAATCAGGCTGTCAATTTCCTCTTCAGTCAAAAAGTTCTTATAGGCTTTACGCAAGATATGTTCACTCCATTTGCGCTGATGAATAACGCTCTGATACATTTCACCGCCTTTGCCAATTACACCGCCGCTATAGTTATGAAATAGGAAAGCGCTATGTTCATTTACAAGATATTCGTCACCTGCTAAAAAGATTAGTGTTGCAGCACTCATGCATGCTCCTGCTACATTCATAACCAAATGGGCATTGCTCATTTGAAATGCCTGTAGCAATTGAACAGCAGTAAAGAGATTGCCACCTGGGCTATTAATGTTAATTTTAATAATATCGCTCTCACGAGCATTGCTTATGATATGAAACCATTCAATATAATCTTCAGGATCACCGATCTCACCACAGAGATAAAATTCAATTAGATTGCCATAGTCTCCGATATAGACATCTTTTCCTCTAGAAAGAATATCTTCAATTAAATTTCCTTTGGCTGTTGTGGGCTTGCTATTGTTGAGCACGATTTGTTTTGTCATAGATTTACTTATTCGTTAGATAGTATTGTGTTAGAGTATCATATAATGGCTTAATAAAGTTTTTGGTCTTTTCAATAAAGACAATTGGTTGCGGATCATCATCAACTGCCATAATAATAACGATCTGATTGATCTTGATGCCTGTGCGCTCTTCAAACATAATCGCATAGGCCGTAGCTTGTTGAAAATAGTTTGAAATGTCTTTAGCACTCTTGCGGCGACGACTAGTTTTAAAATCAACAATACTATATGTGCCATTATAGTTTGCAACAAGATCAACGCGACCAGCTGTGCGTAGCGTATCACTATATAGTGGACACTCTTGTAAGATCACTTCATTAATGTGACTATCAAGTATGGGACGTATACTCTTAAAAAGAGCGCGTTGATGAGGCATATCACTTGGCAGAAAATAGTCTGGATTGTTGTCAAGATAGCGTTCAACAATCTCATGCATTGCTGTGCCTCGAGTTGCAGCATGATGGCATATTCGATCTGCCTCTGCATCTCCTACATTTTCACGCCAGGTTTTTAAGTGTTCTTTGCCTATGCTGCCAAGTATTGTGGTAATGCTAGCATATGCTGCACCGCCCGGTGTTACATAGCGACGACCATTTTCGCCATTCTCGACAGCTAAATCACTATAGCCAAGATCAACTGGCGAATGTTTGAATCGATTCATTTGTCTCTTTTTGAACCACCTCGTTTGTCTTTGTTTCGATCACCTTTGGATTTTCCCATAGTCTTTATAGATTAAAGGTTTTATTTAATTGTTCCAATGTCTAATTGTATTAGCAATAATGAAAAAGCACGTAATGATATTCACAATCCACCAAATACTTCTAATAATAGCTGCAACATCGCTTTCTCTGTCATTGCAGCTAATTTTATCACCCATCGTTTTACACCATATATTCCATAGTTTTTTCATGATGTGTGTGCATGCAATTAGAGAGTTTCAATGGTGTTTTTTCGACCTGATTGTTTTTTTACTTTGTTAAGAACATCATTCCAGCCAGAGCCAGCACGGCGTATAACACTAACAACACCGCCACCATCATAGCTTACACTTGGTGCAGCTAGACAGCGAACGATTTTGCCCTCTGTCCCGCAATGCGGACATGGACTTTGTGTTGGAAGATCACGATCAGCTAGTCTTACGCTCTGTTCCCAACGGGTGTCGCAATCGCTGCAATGATAATCATAGTTCATATTAAATCAAATTAGGAAATGCCTTTTGAACAAGAGCTTCTGTAAGTTTAGGATAAAGATCCTGCAACTTTTTGTCTTTCATCGCAATAAGAATTTCTGCATCAGCTGGATGACATGTTTCAAGAAGCTTGATAAACACTGTCTCACGCTTTACACTGCCAATTTGTTTTTTAGCACCTTTAACAAGATATGCCAAATCAAAGATCGCCTTTTCAATGTGGCGATATTGCATGCCTGCGATATCTGGTTGTAGACGATATGGCGGTGCACCTTCTGGCAAATCAAAGGTTACGCTACTCTTATAGTTGGCTTGTAAGATTGTCTTGATTGCAAATGTGCCGTGCTGTTGTAAAATAGCGGCGCGATCATCGATATTTTTTGCTTCACTTACCAATACGAAAACTTCGTGTGGCAATTTAACCTGATTATGTTGTGCTGTTTGTTCTTTCATTTTTTTACGAAAAATTCTTCTGCAGAACCAACCAATTGATTGCACCGTTTGCTAATCAAATAGTTTAGAACCTTAGAATTGTTTTTTGCACTCTTACGTGCATATTCTTCATTTATAGAATTAATTAAATCCTCTGGAATTTGAGTCAAGTCAATCATCTTCATGTTGCGCATATAGTTTCGATATGTCTCAGAATTCAAATATTCACTTGGCTGTTTGGTTTTACTTGCTTCATACCATGAGTCAAGAGTTTTACTTGATAATGGCTTTTGACGGCTGCCGCTTACAAAGACACTATCTTCGCTAAGAACGTTTGGCACGCCATCACTTGTATCGCCTCGCATAATATGTTCAAAGAGCATGCGATGCGGGTTTTTCTCAACAATCTTTTTCTTAAGTGCTGGACTAAATTGTTCCACATTGCTATAGCGCTGCAACTGACCAAAATCTTTATCGCTGCTAATAATCATAATTGGCTCGCTCTGGCCAAATTCTTGTGTATTTGCTACAAGCGTTGCAATAATATCATCAGCCTCTGCGCCTCGGACTTGCAGCACTCGATATGGCATATATTCATCAATCTCGGCTTTTACCGTATTGATAATCTCATAGATCTCTTTCCAATCTCGATCACTTGACTCGCGATTGGTTTTACGTGAAGCTTTATATTCTGCAAAAACAGTTTTGCGCCAGCTATTGCTATCACAAACAATAACCGTTTCTCCATAGTTGTCGCGATATTTTGCATTATACATGCGTAAGCTATTTAAGATCATGTGCCGCACAAGAGCCTCATTGAGGTTTTGTTTTGGTTGTGAAAGTACGCTGCTAATGCAAATGCCCGAAAAGTCAATAATTGTCATACGTTCTCTATTCTACACAAGAATTAGAATTTGTAAACTCTTTTTTTAATTTTTTTACGTGGTTGTGGTGAATGCGCGCCTGTATAATGCCGTTGTAATAGCTGTCATCTAGGAGAACTTGTCGATCCATTTGCTCCTTAAGCTCCAAATAGCCCATGACACCAGCAGTCTCGCAAAGATGAAGTATCTCCCTAGAAAAGCGACTGGCTCCAAATTCTTCAACAAGTGCCTGGGTTTCTGTTGAACTGCCAAAATAGTTTTTCCAGTCGCTTTCCTTTACGCTCCGACGTTTTCGAGTTTTGCCCTTTAATGGTGCTTTGGTTACTTTGCTCCAGAACTTTTTCTTGCCAATGTATTTTTTACCATTCACAAGATCTGTAAGAAGATAGACAAATCCGAGATATTCGCCTATCATATCACTTGTAAACTCCGTATCATTATAAATCCACATATTTTATCTATGACTCTCAATAATCATCAATGTCACAAATATCGTCTTCACAAATATCTGATCCGCAAAATGGACAATATCGAGGCTCGCGGCATTCTTCAAGATCATTATAAATCTCTTGATCAAGCTCTTCTACATCTGCGCTCCAAAGATCATCACTATCATCCCATGTTAGTTCATAGACCAATCTGCAGCAACTACATTTAAACTTTTCAACCATAACTTATGCTTCACATGTTTGGCAACTAACAATACTGCGGGCAAGATTTTGCGCAGGATTTGTACCGCGTTGATAATAGAGACTCTTAATGCCATTTTGCCATGCAAAGATTTGCAGATCGCTGACATCCTTTGGTTTTGTATCAGTACTAATCATAAGATTTAAACTCTGACCTTGATCAATATAAGGCTGACGTTGTGCAGCTTGTATGACAACATCCTTTTGCGAGATCTCAGCAAACGTCTTAAAGACTGCACGCTCATCATCACTAAGCAGTTCAGTGAGATGTTGTACACTACCACCGTGTATTAGAATATCTTTCCAGACTGAAGCTTTGTCTGCACCTTTGTCGGCCAGTACTTTTTTCAGATATGGATTCTTATATGTGAATTTACCTTTTGCAAGATCCTTAACAAAATAGTTACTATTTAGTGGTTCAATGCTTGGCGATACCTGACCCAGAATAGCACTGCTTGAAACAGTTGGCGCAATAGCAAGTGTTGTTGCATTACGACGACCATAGCCTTTCAATAATTCTGGCTCACCAAAAATTTGAGCAAGTTGGCCAGTAGCAGAATCAGTTCTTTCACGAATCGTTTTCCAGATTTCAACGTTGCGAGCTTGAGCTTCAATAGTTTCAAATGCAATGGCATTCTTTTGTAGATAGCTATGCCAGCCAAGTACACCAACACCAAGTGCTCGCTGATTCATTGCAAATTTACGAGGAGCGCTCATATGTGGAATGTCTGCAGTCTTGTCAATAAACTCGCTCATGACTGCATCCAAGAAATAGACGAGGGTTTCAATCGCATCAGTATCTTTAATCTCTTCCCAATTTTCAAGATTGAGACTACTAAGATTGCATACAAAGCTTTCATCAGGACTGCTGCTCAACATAATCTCACTACAAAGATTACTTGCATGAATTGTCAAACCCTTATCTTTATAGACCTGAGGTGCGGCATCATTAACATTATCAGTAAAGAACAAATAAGGATAGCCACTTTCAAAACGCTTTTTAATAATCTTGCCCCATAGAGCACGTTTAGCTTTATCTCCATTAAGCATGCTTTTCATCCATTCATTACTAATGCATGCACCAATGCTCATGTTTTGAATAGCATGGCCATCACTGCGAATCTTTAAAAATTCTTCAAAGTCTGGATGATCAACTGGCAGATATGCTGCAAAACTGCCACGACGCACACTGCCTTGACTTACTACATTCATAAGAGTCTCATAGAGCTCCATAAAATGAACTGCTCCAGTGCTTGTGCCTTCACTATTAATTGCACTGCCTCGGCCGCGAAGAGCGCCAAAATATGCACTTGTGCCACCGCCGTATTTTGTCATCATTGCAACCTCAGCAATCTTTGACCCAGCAATTTCACTTAGTGTGTCATCGATATAACTACCAAAGCAACTAATTGGCAAGCCTCGATCTCGACCGAAATTTGCCCAAATAGGACTACTCAAACTATAAAAGCCTCTATGCAAATAGCCTAAAAACTTATTTGCGAATCCATCAATTTTTAAAATGTGTTCAGCACTAGCGGCAATTGCTG